CGAAAATCCAACGTTCTTCTTCTTTTCGCACCTTTTGAATCAAAACATCTGGTAAATCGATGAGTTCTTTGATAAACTGAGCGTACATGCGAATTTTCCTCCAATGGTTTGGTTTGGACACCTTTACCATACAGGAAAATTCGCATTTTTTGTACCCTCTATTTTCTCTATGCACACCGATCTTCAATGATCAAGTACAACTTGTGGTGAAGAGCCAAAAAGTTTTGAATTGGTTTATAGAGCAATCCAAAAGATTTTGCATCGAATTGATTACTTATGACCCTGCAAATGCTTTCCGTTTAGTGAAAGACCTTGAAAATTACGGGTTTAAAACAGAAGTGGTAAGGCAAGGTGCCATTACATTAAGTCCAGCGTTGAAAGATGTGAAGGAATTATTTTTAGATGGAAAAGTAATCTTCAACAATAACAGACTTTTCCGTTGGTATATCAATAATGTGAAGCTGGTAGAAGATCGAAACGGCAATTGGCTGCCGACAAAGCAGAATAGATACCGTAAAATTGATGGGTTTATGGCTTTTTTAAACGCTCATACAGAAGTCATGAAAAGAATGACTGCGCCTAAAGGTGATGGAAATATTAGTGTAATTACGATGAGCGACTTGCTTAAGTGAGCCCTAGAAAGGTGGTGATATTTTGCGATGGGTGACAAGGATTAAAAACGCAATCCGAGGGGCAATTACCGGCTGGAAAGGAAGCGGATTTGACTTTTCTAATTGGTTTGGCCGTACATTTTGGGGCATAGATAACTCCACTTTGGCCACCAATGAGACGATTTTTAGTGTAATTACCAGGTTGTCTAACAGCTTGGCCATGTTGCCGTTAAAGCTATATAAAAATTATGATTTAGCCGTCAATCAGGCGGCCGATGTCCTCATTAACTATCCAAATCCGAATATGACGTCGTTTGAGTTTATTAGATTATTAGAAACTGTAAGGAATCAAACTGGAAATTCCTATGCGCTAATTGGACGTGATATTCGAGGGCAGGTAGAGCGGCTTACACCGTTGGATCCGGCTTATGTAGAGCCTGTAATTGAAACGGAAAGCGGTGAATTATGGTATCAAGTGATTGGAAACAACGGTACTTATTATTTTCACAACTTGGATATGCTCCATTTTAAGCACATTATTGGGGCCGGAGGACTGAAAGGAATTAATCCTATAAAAGTTCTAACGAATACAAATGATTTTGACAAAGCAGTTCGCGAGTTTAGCTTAAAGGAAATGCAGAGTGCTCCGAATTCGTTTATTTTAAAGTATGGAGCAAATGTGGATGAAAAGAAGCGGCAACAAGTGATTGAGGATTTTAAGAGATTTTATCGAGATAATGGCGGGATTTTGTTCCAAGAACCGGGCGTGGAAATCGATCCGATTGAAAGAAAATTTATTGCAGCTGATATTTTTACGTCAGAGCGAATTACTCGTTCACGGGTAGCGAATGTGTTTAACATTCCAGTTCACATGCTGAATGACAGTGAGGGACAAAGCTACTCCAGCATGGAACAGATGATGAGGGAGTTTGTTCAGCTTACATTAATGCCCATTGTACGTCAATATGAGCAGGAATTTAATCGAAAATTGCTTACACCAGCCGAAAGACAGGCTGGTTTTTACTTTAAATTCAACGTAAATGCTTTGTTGAGAGGCGATACGGCTGCGCAATCGGATTACTACACCAAGGCAATTCGTTCCGGTTGGATGAAGCCGAACGAGGTACGACAGCTTGAGGATTTACCGCCGGAACCAGAAGGTAACAAATTGTGGATTAGTGGTGACTTGTATCCGATGAGCATGGATCCTACCCAGCGAAAGGGGGTGAGCAAGAGTGAAAACGGAACAAAAGAATAAATTTTGGGAGATAAAAATGTCTGCTGATGGTTCAAATTCGGCGGACATTTTTATTTATGGCGACATTGTTAGTTACCAATGGGATGAAACAGATACGTCTGCCGCAAGTTTTAAAAAGGACCTAGATGCGGTGGGCGATGTAGACACCATTAATCTTTATATCAACAGTCCTGGCGGGAATGTGTTTGAAGGAGTCGCTATTCATAACATGCTTAAGCGGCATAAAGCAAAAATCAATGTTTATGTCGATGCTTTAGCGGCATCGATTGCGAGTGTCATTGCGATGGCTGGTGACACCATCCATATGCCAAAAAATGCGATGCTAATGATTCATAATCCGTGGACTTGGACATACGGAAATGCGGCAGAATTGCGAAAAGTAGCGGATGATTTAGACCGTATCGGCAATTCCATCAAACAAACATACCTACAAAAAGCCGGAGACAAGCTCACAGAAGAAAAATTACAGGAAATGCTTGATGCTGAGACATGGCTTTCAGCAGATGAAGCGTATGAACATGGCTTATGTGATGTCGTATTAGAGGCTAGTCAAATTGCCGCATCTATCAGCGATGAGCTGTTCTCAAAATACAAAAACGTTCCTAAACAGCTGAAAAATCAGGTGAAAAACTGCCAAAAAACGGTCATTTCAGCCGAAGAAATGGCAAAAAGACGGCAAATTGCAGAGGAATCAAAGGCAAATTTAGCTTATATCAACACTATTTTAGGAGGTATGTTAGGATGAAAACTCTTTATGAATTAAAACAAAACTTAGCTACGATTGGCCAACAACTTCAAAAAGTTGAAAATCAATTAGCGGAAAAAGCGGTGGATCCAAACGCTACGATGGAAGAAATTCAAGCGTTGCAAAAGTCCCGTGACGATTTAAAAATGCGTTTTGATGTTATTAAACAGCAACATGATGCGTTAGAAGCGGAACAAAAAGCGAAATTTGAAGCAAACAATAACTTAAAATCGATTGATAACCCAAAAGAGCGTATCATTAAAGCCAAGGCTGAATTAATTCGTGCTACGATGCAAGGAAAACCAGTTCCTGTTGATGTCCGTGCAGCACTTGGTGATCGTAACTCCACTGGTGGAGAAAAATTCTTACCCAAAACCCTTTCTACAGAAATTTTGACAGAGCCATTTGTGAAAAATCCGTTGCGTGAAATTTCGACTGTTACGCAAATTACAAATTTAGAAATCCCAAAATTAAGCTTCACCCTTGATGATGACGATTTTATTGCTGATACAGAGACCGCAAAGGAATTGGAAGCTACGGGTGATGTGGTTACTTTCGGCCGTCATAAGTTTAAAGTGTTTGCAGGCATTTCTGAAACAGTTTTGAATGGCTCTGACTCAAATCTTGTAATGCATGTAGAGCGTGCGCTTCAATCCGGTGTTGCAGCAAAAGAGAAAAAAGTCGCATTCGCAACAACTCCTAAAACAGGAGAAGAACATATGTCTTTTTATTCTACCGGCATTAAAGAAGTGACTGGAGAAAATTTATATAAAGCAATCAAGGCTGCGATTGCTGATTTACATGAAGATTACCGTGAAAATGCCAAAATTGTTATGCGTTATCAAGACTATTCTGATATGATTGAAACCCTTGCAAATGGAAACGCAACACTGTATACAGCACAACCTGAACAAATTTTAGGTAAACCGGTGGTATTCTGCGATTCTGCTGTAAATCCTGTGGTTGGTGATTTTAGCTATTCTCATTTCAACTATGATTTAACAGTGCTTTATGATCGGGATAAAGATGTGAAAACAGGTATTGAACTATTTGTGATAACGACATGGTTTGACCATCAAATCAAGCTAAAATCGGCCTTCCGAATCGCAAAAGTGGCGCCTCAAGTCTAATAAATTGAGGGGTTAGCGATGCCAAATATCTCGTTAAATGAAGTGAAGAATTATCTACGTATCGATGGGAGTGAGGACGATGCGATCCTCACTCTTCTTATTGATGGCGCAAAAGCATATCTGAAGAATGCCGGTGTTCCTGAATCGGACAGCGCACTATACAAGTTGGCAGTCATGTTATATGTGGCGCTTCATTACGAAAATCGTGATCCAAGCGCGAAAATGGATAAATTGAATTTTGCTTTTGAAAGTATCGTGCTGCAATTGAAGGATTATGGAGGTGATACATCATGAAGCAGTATCTCGTTCTAAATGATTTTATCGATAGGTTTACCAAGGAGTATTATCCAAAAGGTTCGATGTATTCTACGAATGATGCAGAGCGCGCAGAAGAATTGCAGCAGAAAGGATTTCTTGGCGATGAGGTAAAACAGCCTGCAAATAGAAAAGGTAAGGGTAATCGTGACATGATCGGCAAGACGAGCGAGAAAGTGCGGCATACGGCCGAAAGTATCGTCGCCCAGCTGACTCATTGCTACGATAGCACGACAATGTAGAAAGGGGCAGGATCCATGAGCGAGAAGGCTGAAAAGCGTGCTGAAAAGGAACTGAAATGCCTTGTTTTGGTGTCCCCATCGGGGCATAAATACGAGGTGACGGTGTCGGATGCTGGAAGTTTGATTGTAGCTTATAAAGGTACTGGGGAATGATGAGGTGATGAACCCAGGTTTATTACGTCACCGTATCACCTTTCAGCAATACGACGAGAACGCAGTAAATGAAAATGGATTTCCTCTTGAAGACAGCCAGCGATGGACTGACGTAAAAACCGTATGGGCGATGATTAAGACACTCCAAGGTCGCGAATACTACGAAGCTGCAACGACTCAAAACGAAAATACAGTTCGTTTTGTTGTTCGCTACACAACTGGTATCAATCCAGACATGCGTATTAAATATAAGGATCGAGCATTTGAGATTCTATCCGTTATCAATGATGATGAGTTAAACAAAACACTCACCATCATCGCAAAAGAGGTGGTGTGATGGGGATTCGGCTTGAGGGAATGCAGGAACTATTACGTCAGCTTGAGCAAGTAGGGAGTGAGGCTGAACGAATCAAAAAAGACGCTCTTCTTGCTGGTGCTGAAATCATTCAGCAGGCGGCATCGGAGAAAGCGCCACGCGATACGGGGAAACTCGCCGAAAACATTGTGATTTCTGATATGAAAGAAGATGGAACTGTCGATATCGGACCGGATCGTGATCGTTTTTATGGACTGTTTGTCGAATTTGGTCGAAAAGCAGGGACGAAGAAAGGACGAAAATATCCGAAAGCAGACCCTCATCCCTTTTTGCAGCCAGCTTTTGAGGAAAACATTGATCGTGTGCAAGATGAAATGGCCGATGTCATTCGGCGGGAGTTGAGGTTATGAGCCTAAACAAGATGATCATCGACACACTAAAACCTCTCGGTGTTCCAGTCGCGTTTCAAACGTATGAGGGAAAAGAAAAGACGTATATCACCTTTTTTGAATACAATCAGTTTTCAGCGCTGAATGCAGACGATGAAGAACAACAAACGGCACATTTTTTTCAAATTGACATTTGGAGCAAAACAGATTACACGGATTTGGCAAAACAAGTGAAAGAGAGAATGATAGCAGCAGGATTTCGGCGCACATCGGAAGTGGATTTATTCGAACAAGAAACAAAAACATACCATAAAGCAATTCGATTTTCTTATGTTTGTTAGGAGGGAATACGATGGCAGTAATCGGTTTGAAACATCCATATGTCGCTAAGTTGATTAAGGACGATTTCACCGGGGTTCAGTACGATACGCCGAAGCGATTAGCGAAGGCGATTGAAGCAAAAATTAGCCCGAAGGTAAACACAGAAACGTTGTATGCGGATGACGGACCAGCTGAAGTTGCTTCGTCTCTTGGTGAAATTGAAGTAGAAATCGGAGTGGATGACATTTCAACAGAGATGCAGGCATTTTTGTTAGGCGCAACGATTAATGATGATGGCGTCGTTATTCAAAAAAGCGGCGATACAGCACCATATGTCGCACTTGGGTTTATTCTTCCTCTTTCGAACGGGGGACAGAAATATGTGTGGTTGTATAAAGGGAAATTTGAATTGCCTGAAGAGCAATACAAAACAAAAGGAGATAAGGTTGAATTTCAGACACCGACGCTAAAAGGGAAATTTGTAAAACGAGAATTCGATGAGGCTTGGAAAGCATCGGTCAATACGAAAGATCAAGGTGTTGATCCAGCAGTAATTCAAAATTGGTTTAGTGCTGTATATCAAGAAACAACAACGCCATAAGGGAAAGGGGAAACCCTTTCTCTTTTTCAATTTCATGAGATGGAGGAATGAACATGCAAGTCACATTATTGATTGATGGCCAAGAAAAAACATTTACCGTTCCGTTCGTAAAGGCGCGTATGTTTCGTCGCGCATTGGAACTACGTAAAAAATATGATTTTAACAATATTGATGTGGAGGCGCTGGATTCCATCATTGCTTTTATTGTCGAACTGTTTAACGGGCAATTCACGGTCGATGAATTTTACGATGGCATTGCGGCAGAACGATTAATTCCAACGATTTCAGATTGCATGAATAAAGTCATTGGAGTGGCGAAAACGAGCGACCCAAACGTGTAACGGGGTCTGAAATGGACCCATATGACGCGGTGAAAGAGTTTTACTTAACACACATTAAAAACGGCATACCGATGTATCTCGTGGATGAGATGGACATCGGTTTTTATTTTGAACTTTTGGATTACGCAGAAGAAAAAGAGACACGAAAAGAACGGCTGATGATTGAGCAGTTGTTGTAAAGGTGGTGAACATATGGCGGAAGTTGGTACGTTGCGAGTGTCGCTTGGTTTAGATAGCGCGAATTTCACGACGAGCCTTGAGGCAGTCAATCGCAAACTACGGCTCGTTGACGCCGAGTTTAAAGCGGCTACCGGTGGAGTGAAGGATTTCGAAAATAGTTTGGAAGGATTGCAAATTAAAGCGGAATCCCTCACACAAAAGCTACAGTTACACGAGGCGAAAGTAGCTGAGTTGAAGCGTCGATATGAAGAAAGTGCGCAGACGAAAGGAAAAGACGCAGCTGAAACCGAGAAATTGCTCATCGCTTACAACAAAGCTGTTGCAGAGATGAAAAAGACTGAAGCTCAGTTGCAACAGACAAATAAAGAGATTGAAAAGCAATCGAACGGTTTTAACAAATTAGAGCAAGCAGTAACACAAAGTTTGCAGAAAATTGATCAACAGCTCAAAGTCATTGATTCCGAATTTCGCGCTGCAACAGCTGGGATCGAAAATTTTGGTTCAACGTCTGAACAATTGCGTACGAAAGCAAATAGCTTAGCTCAAACACTGGAATTGCAGAAAACGAAAGTGTCGGAATTAAAGCAACTATATGATGAAAGCGTGAAGGCAAAAGGAGCAGATGCGAAGGAAACGAATGAACTGTTAATCGCTTATAACAAAGCGACCGCGGAAATGAAAGAAACTGAGGCGCAGCTACGGCAACTGAATCAAACAATTGAACAACAAGCAACAGCTTGGGGACAACTTCAAACAAAATTGAACGAAACAGGCCAGCGGTTGCAAGACGTCGGAAATAATCTTCAATCATCGGGAGCGCAAATTGCTGCCTCATTCGGTGTAGCGAGTGCAGCGATCGGCGGAGCACTTGGTTCAGCAGTGAAAAAGTCAGCGGATTTTGAAGCACAACTTTCCCGGGTTGGTGCAGTTGCAGATGCAACGCCAGCTGAACTAGAGAAGTTAAAGCAAGCGGCGCTTGATCTCGGTGCGACGACTTCAAAATCAGCAACAGAAGTCGCTCAAGGGATGGAAATTATGGGGCAAATGGGGTATAGCACAAATCAGATTCTTGCCGCAATGCCAGGGGTCATCGCAGCGGCGGAAGCATCCGGCGAGGATATGGCGCTAGTGGCTGATACAGTATCGGCGGCGCTGAACTCTTTCGGTCTTGAAGCATCCGAAGCATCCAGAGTGGCAGATGTTCTCGCGCAAGCAGCCAATGATTCAGCGGCCGGCATTCAGGATATGCAATATACCTTCAAGTATGCCGCACCAGTAGCAAAATCGCTTGGTATTTCCCTCGAGGAACTTGCGGCGGCCACAGAAATTATGGCAAATAATGGTATCCGTGGCGAGCAGGCTGGTACAACATTGCGTGGAGCTCTGATTCGACTCTCTGACCCGCCAAAAGAGGCTCGGGAGGCACTTGCAGAACTGGGTATTCAAGTAACTGACTCACAAGGGCGAATGCTACCTTTCGGCGATATTATCGGCCAGCTATCTGAAAAAACGAAAAATATGAGCAACGCCCAAAAACTTGCTGCATTGTCTACTATTTTCGGCACAGAAGCCGCCAGCGGAATGCTGACAGTAATTGAAGCTGGGCCGCAAAAATTAGACTCTTTGACAAAATCCCTCCAAAATTCAAGCGGGGCATCAAAAGAAGCAGCAGAAAAAATGAAGGATAACTTGAAAGGAGCACTCGAAGAACTAGGTGGCGCTATTGAAACCGCACAAATTTCGATTGGTGATGCGCTAGCTCCAGCAATACGTATCGTCGCTGAGGCTCTACAAGGTCTATTTAATGCTTTTAATAGTTTACCATCAGGTATGCAGCAATTTATCGCAATTGGAGCGGCGATTTCAGCTGTTTTGCTCGGGATCGTTGCATCCATTGGCATTGTATTGTCGATTATAGGAACCGCCATGCAAGGTTTTGGAGCATTGGCAAGTGTGATGGCCAGCGCTGGTGGAATGGCTGGTGTCTTTTCAAGCGCAATTGCTGTTATTACCGGTCCAGTAGGGATTGCGATCGGAGCAATTGCTGGGTTAGTAGCCATCGGTGTTGTGCTGTATAAAAACTGGGATGAAATAAAAGTGTTTCTATCGGCAACATGGGAAACAATTAAATCTGCAGCATTAGCCATCTGGGAAGGAATTAAAGCCGGATTGGCTGCAATCTGGGAAGGCATTAAGACTGTGGCAATGCTTATCTGGGAAGGCATTAAAGCCTACTTTACAACAATGCTAAGCATTTATGTAACCATCTTTAGTGCTGTATGGGAAGGTGTTAAAACAGTACTAACCACCATATGGGAAGCAATCAAAACAATTGCTACTACCGTATGGGAAGGAATTAAAACGTTCTTCTCTACTGTCTTGGAAGGTATAAAAACAGCCTTCTCAACGGTTTGGGAAGCAATCAAAACTGCTCTAAGCACCGTATGGGAAACAATCAAAACGACCGCGACAACGGTATGGGAAGGAATTAAAACATTTTTCTCCACTGTGTTAGACGGTATAAAAACAACCTTCTCTACTGTATGGGATACGATCAAGGGTGCACTTGAAACTGTATGGAACACCTTAAAATCAACGGCGGAAACGGTTTGGAACGGAGTAAAAACATTCTTTGAAACAACCTTAAACGCCATCAAAACTACATTTACAACAATATGGAATACAACTAGAGATACTGTAATAGGTGTATGGAATACCCTAAAATCAAAAGCTCAGGAGATTTTCAATACATTAGCTTCCTTTTTCTCAACAACTTGGAATAATGTAAAAAATACGGCGGTTAACACATGGAACACTATTAAAAGCACTATTAGCAATATTGCCAGTGACCTATCATCAGCAGTACAAAATACATTCAACTCTTTAAAAAGTGCTATCTCTAACATCTTCAACGGTGTAAAAAGCACACTAATCAACATATGGGAAGGTATCAAAAGTGAAGCCAAAAGCTGGGCAAGTGGCTTTGTGGAAGTTGGTAAAGACCTACTACGCGGAATATGGGAAGGTATGAAAAGCTTAGACGACTGGTTGTGGGATAAAGTCAGAGGTATGTTGTCAGGTTTAACAGACAAAATCAAAGAATTTTTCGGGATTCGCAGTCCAAGTCGCCTGTTTGCGGAATATGGCGGATATTTGTCACAAGGTTTGGCGATCGGTATTACGGACGATGCAAAGCTAGCCGAAAACAGCGTTGTCGATATGGCGAAACGAGTAGCAAAAGCCGGTCAACAAATCGGAAATATTGCGTTACCAAGCATAAAACCAGCATCGATTCAGCATGTTGTTGAAACGAATGTCGTTGGTAACGTGGTAGGTAGTACTTCAAGTGGTGGAACAACTATCATCATCGAAAATATGGTCGTTAGAAACGACGAGGATATATATCGCATTTCGCGCGAGTTATACTCGATATCGCAATCCTCTCGAAAAGCGAAGGGGATGAGGTAATGTTAAAGGGGTTTTCTTTCAACGGGAAGCATACAAGGGAAATGAACATTCTTGTTACGGGCTTAAAGATACCGTTAGTGTCAAATATGAAGGATACCTATGAGTCTGTACCCGGGCGCGATGGCAATATTCTTTTCCCAGGCTGGCTAGATGATAAACGGATGGAATGCACGCTTGGGGTCCGTTGTGCGCGATCTGAACGAATCGCTAAACTGCGTGAAGTTGCGCGATGGCTCTATACAAAAGAACGGAAACAGCTGATTTTTGACGACTCACCGGATGTCTACTATATGGCAAAGGTATCAGGGCAGGTGGACGTTGAACATTTGCAAGGTATATCGCTTGTGAAGGTGGCGTTTCAAGCTGAGCCGTTCGCATATAGCGTCAATAAGACGAGCGTATCCAAGCAAATTACCGCAAGCGACAAACAAATCACTCTAGTCAATAACGGAACATATGATGTTTTCCCAGTAATAAAAGTATCGAATGCTAATACAAATTCATTGTCTTTGGCGCTCGGTAACGACAAACTAAATATTTCAAATGCCCTCCAAACAAGCGATATACTAACGATTGATTGTGACGAAATGACCGTTTTATTGAACGATACGAACGTTTTAGACAAAACGACGGGCACGTTTTTGACGTTGCGACCGGGAACAAATGTAATGACCATCGAGGCACAGAATACGCTAAATGTATCGGTGGAATGGCGCGAACGGTTTTTGTAGGGGGTGAGAATGTTGAGCTTTTCAAGAAAAATCGAACATCAGATGGTGCTGTACGACCTGGCCGGGAAGCCACTTGGTGTTCTGAAAAACGCATACAACATTGAACATGAAGAAACATTGAATGACGCAGAAGTGCTCACATTCTCCCTTCCACGCGATGATCGCCTTGCTCGAGTGATGATGAACGATATGGAAATTATCTATATGGGCAAGCGTTTTTTTATTGCCGAGATGAATGACGGGCGCGATGCGAACGGAAAGCCGATTTTCGATGTTATTTGTCCGTCTTATTTTGTGAAATTGCTCGATACGTTTCTAATCGAAATTACCATTGACCGAAAGACACCGAAAGCTGGGCTGGAACAGATCGTTGCTCGCACCGGTTGGGTAGTTGGGCGTGTAGAGGCGCTGTCGTCACAAGAAACACAGCACTCGATGAGTGAAAAGAGGAAGTCGGCGCTCTGGGCGATTCGCCAATGGGCGAAAATCACAGGGCATGAAATTCAATTTGATACAGTAAAAAAAGAAATTAACTTGGTCAAACAGGTTGGAACAAATCGCGGCTATGGCTTTCGGTATCGCAAAAACTTGAAAGAGATTAAACGGACAATCCGCGCGCCGGAAGCAACAGTCTTGTACCCATATGGAAAGAACGGGCTGTCCATCGAGAGTGTGAATGACAACAAACCGTATGTTGAGGACTACTCTTGGTACACGAGTTTAGGAATCCCGTTGATTGAGGCAAAACAAAAATATCGCAAAGAGTATGTGTGGGAAGATGAGCGGTTCCTGCTTGCTGGAGACCTCATGCGTGCGGCACAAGAAAAACTGAAAGTATTGTCGCAGCCTGTGATTTCATATCAGTGTAAAGTCATCGACTTATCTGCATTGACAGGAAATTCACAATATGAGTTTTCTGTCGGGGACTATGTGAACGTGTTCGACGATGAACTCGGAATCAACGTTCAAACACGCATTGTTCGCATGCGACGTTTTCCCGATGAGCCGTATCGAAATGAAGTGGAATTGTCGTATATGATCCCGGGGATTCATACGCAAGAACAAGACCAGCTCACTTCATCGGATGTTTCGTTGTCCCAGCCGTCTTTTATTATGGGGACCAACGAAAAAACGCTTTCTATTGGAACATCTGTTCAAACAGCTCTATCGCTTGTCATTACGAATTTCAGTTCGGTGAACGCACAAGTTGGTTTGTCGTTGATTGGACAAGCATCGACAACAATGACGGTTGAAATTTCATTTATGTATGGCGGGAAGCCAACATTTAATACGATTAAACAAACGTGCCAAGCTGGATTTGTAACAATTGGCGTCCCTTTCTTGTTGTTGCAAATGCCTCCTGGTTCGGCATTTTTAGATGTGCAAATGAAAACAAGCGCTGGAACGCTAACCATTGACCCGCGCGGACTACAAGTGTTTGTATATGCAGCGAACTTGCTCGGCGGCATTTCTGACCGTCTACCGCGTGCGAATGTGACGGAAGAAATTCAATGGAAAAATGTTATTTCTCCATACACAAGCCGTTTTCAATCAGTCGTTAATGGGCAAATTGTCAGCATGCAAGTCGTTGTTCCTGTATCTTCAAGCATCGTTGAGTCTATATCGCAATGGCGGACACATGAACAAATTCGTCCGTTTCCAGCGGTGTCAAGTACAGTACAAATCACATTGAAATGAGGTGAAGGCGTTGGAATTTTATGTCAAACGAGCATATCACTCGCTCGCGAGAAAAGAAAATTTCGTGACTGGTGAAGTTATTGAAATGTTGAAACATAAAGTCAGTTCCATTCCGATTCGCGGTTTTACAAAAGTGGAACTTTTCGATGAGAAACGATTCGGGAAAAAAGTTGAAGAGGTGACAGCGGAAAACTTTATTTCGATTAATATGAAGGATTACCTTGAATACATTCTCATTCGAGAATACTCGCAAATTGGCGCATGGTCGACAAGCAGCAAATCGTATTCTGAGTCAAATATGCGACCAGTTACAATCAGAAGTTTCCCATTCGATACGCTAGCTCTTACAACAGATTCGAGACCGGAAAATCCGCAAAGCGAACGTATCGTGATGGGAGATATTATTGGCTACGCTTTTAAGAATGAGTATGTAGGGACAGATACGAAAAGAGGAACGATTAACGCAGCGGAAAGTTATACAGATAAAGGAATTGCGCACTTTGTTTTTGATTTTTCAACTCAAGCGGCGAATGGGACGTTTTCGTCGGTTGTGTGGTATGCTAGCTTATCGTCATCTTCTGCAGGACCCCAACAATACTATCAGAAAAATTACGAATGGTATGTAGCTTTAAAAGGGAATAACGGGATAGCGAATAACTCCGATTATAGAGGTGGTCTCTGTTTTGACGGTTCTAGTTTTTGGACGATGGAATCAATCGGAAGTGGAGCGAGAAAAATAGTTGAGGTACTAGTTACACCGGGGACGAACGGAAAAAATGCAACTTTTACACTTGGGCGCGTTTGGGATTCTCATTTTTTTTCTTATTACGATGTAGCCTATGATATGACATACGATTCTGATTACATTTACTATGTAGCAAACAGCGGAAGCTACAACACAATATATCGTGTGAAAAAATCAGACGGAACAAAAAGCACTATCACGCTTTCGGGATTCCGAAACTTATATGGGATTGAACGAGTTGGAGCATACTTTTATGTTTTGGGACAGTCTACAACACAGGTAAATGGGCAATACCCTTTACGCTGGGCAAAATATGATAGTAGTTTCAACATCATTGAAGCGAAAAATATTTTCGATACTGACGTTGTTGCATGCGGAATGGCGTACAATCAGCAGAAAAACGAAGTCGCGGTTCGTACAAACATCGGTTTGTTTATTTTTGATTTGCAAATGAACAGATTATCGTACCAAATTGCACAACCAAATAACCCTTATCTGTACCCTGGAATAGCTGTTAAGGATGGAGAATATTTCTTACGTAATGAGTATTCATTTTTCATGGCTGAACTTGGCTCATTAGGCGCTAGGAACCTTCTCCCAACACCTGTGACAAAGACGAGCACAAACACAATGAAAGTGACGTATGATTTTATGTTTGTATAGGAGGATGCATATGGAACGATTCGATGTGATCTACAAAACCGGCGCGGCCGCGCTTGGGGCCGTGGTTGGGTATCTTTTCGGTGGATGGTCAGAACTGCTTGGCATCTTGCTGGCATTTGTTATCATGGATTATGTCACGGGCGTGCTGGCGGCATCAAAAGAAGGAACGTTGAGAAGCGCCGTTGGGTTCAAGCGTATTCCAAAAAAAATCATGATTTTCGTGCTTGTAGCAGTTGGGCACTTGATTGATCGTGCGGTCGGAACGAATGGGTTATTCCGGGACGCGACGGTCTTTTTTTATTTGGCCAATGAGCTTTTATCGATTATTGAAAACGTTGGTCGGATTGGGTTGCCAGTGCCGGAGCAAATCAAACAAGCTGTCGAGGTATTGCAGGGAAAAAGTGAGAAAGGAGAGGATCAATAATGGTACGTATCGTTTTAGACGCGGGACATGGAGGAAAAGATAGCGGAGCTGTAGGAAACGGGTTGAGAGAAAAAGACTTGACGTTGAACATCGTTAAAAAGATCGGCAATTTACTCGCCGAATACGAAGGTGTAGAAGTACACTATACACGTACTGACGACCGATTCCTTGAGTTATCCGAACGTGCAGCGATTGCAAATAAATTGAAAGCAGACTATTTCATCAGCGTCCACATCAATGCTGGCGGCGGCACAGGATTCGAATCATACATTTACAATGGCCAAGTCAGCGCGGCAACAGTGGCCTATCAAAACGTGATTCATCAAGAAATCATGAAAGCGATTGGCAACGTCAAAGATCGCGGTAAGAAACGCGCGAACTATGCCGTATTGCGTGAAACGAACATGCCAGCGATTCTCACGGAAAACTTGTTTATTGATAACGCTAATGACGCAGCAAAATTGAAATCCGAACAGTTCCTGCAACAAGTCGCATACGGCCACGTGCAAGGAATTGTCAAAGCTTTCGGTCTCAAGAAAAAAGTGAACTCCCAACCGGAACAAAAACCGCCCGGCGGCAAACTGTACCGCGTCCAAGTGGGGGCGTTTGCGAATCGAGAAAATGCGGAACGGCTGGCTGAGGAATTAAAGAAAAAAGGATACCCTGTCTATATCGCTGAATGACCCTGCCTTTTGGCAGGGTTTTTTTATTTTTTGTGGAATGAAGTATTGAGGGGGTGATTGCATATTAGAAAAATCCTTCTCAAGTTTTTGCATTATTTTGGCTTATAAAGCTCGAATTAATTCCAAATATTATGGTATAACCCGTGGTGCTAGTTGAGCGTCAGCGCTCAACTAGCCCTAGTGTGACCAGGGAATACGCCAACAAGATGCCATCGAGTGCCACTTCAAACCCGGTAATGGAATTCGCTCGAATGTCGGTGATCCGGTATTGGTCTACGAGAATCGAAAACACCGTCTCGATGACTTTGCGTTTTTTCCTGATCCATTCTTCCCATGCCTTGGATGGGCCGTGCTTT